CACACATCTGTGTATAACTCTCTGCTGAATCCTGCTTACACTCGTTATTCCATTTGGAAGGAGTGTGGCTTTCCTGGTGGGGATTGGCATGAACAATATGCCAAGAACATCAAAGCAAATTATCTTGGTGATGATAACTGGATCACAGTATCACCTGCCTGGAAACAGTTTGTCCCAGAGAAGGTCATGCAGGATGGATATGCAGACTTCGGGCATGTTTACACGAACGACGCCAAAGATGGAATCAACGATGACATGAGGTCTATCGAAAACATCACCTTTTTGAAGAGGAGACCACGGTTCGAGCCTGTGCTTGGAAAGTGGTTGATGTGCCTTGAATTGTCATCGTTGATTGACATCGGTCTTTGGACAACAAGAGATGGAAAGAAAGGTGGAGCAAACATTCTTCAAGCATTGATGAATGTTGACACTATGACCAGAGAGCTCTGTTTTCATGATGATGATACTTGGAATCAATGGATTCCACGTTTCATTACCATGTATCAGGAGTATGGATGGTCTCCAAAGTATCTCAACCGGATTGACATGTTGAAAACCGTTTTTGGTCAAGATCAGTCTTTGTGTTTCTAAACCATTGAAATGCACGCCGTCTAGAGGCGTTAAAACTAGCACATCCATGTGAAAGTTGGTAATTTCTTGGTTATACCAACCAGCGTTTCCCTACGACAGTGGGTGTGGAGGTTTTGCTTGTCTTAGTCTCAGGTCAAATGTGAGTCAAAATGAGACAGAAGTTCGCACTCCAGAAGTGGTTAACTATTTAGTTTTACTACTCAAGATACCACCTAGCATTCCTAGAACATCTAGAGTAACTCACTATACCTATGCCCATGAGTTACAGCATAGAAGAATATACCACTCGCTGAAACACAACAATCAAACTTTGCGTCGCCGAACGAGATAACAACAAAAGAATCTACTACCTTATTCCAAGATGAGACAAAGGTGCAGGGGTCAATAGATGTTCCTGTATCTATGTCTCAATCAGTTCTTTCTTCTGTCCATGTAGAAGGTACTGAAACGATTGCAGACTTCCTGATGAAGCCAACAGAAATTGCGATAGGGGTTTTGTCGACATCTGATGTTGCTGGAACTGCTATCAATTCTTGGTCTTTCCCAAGGACCTTGAATTTGACAGCAAAGAATTTAGCAAAATTGTCTGGCATTATGGCTGTGAGAGGTGATATTGAAATTCACTTCAAGGTCAATGCAACACGTTTCCAGCAGGGGAGATACATGTTG